AATCAATGTGTACTTCGTTCATGGGGCAGTTGCTCAATGGCGGGCACCAATTTGGCTCCATCACGCTTGTTTCGCGTACAAGTTTAACCGCGCCTACAACCGATACGTTTAAAGCGGCGTTGTACTTGGCATCCGCCACTATCAATGCTGGTACCACTGCTTACTCAGCAACCGGCGAGGTAACAGGTACAGGCTATACAGCGGGTGGAATTTCAGTAACAAACGCTACCGCACCGACAGCGACAAACTCGTCGTCTACTGCGGGCGTAGCGTACTGGACACCTTCAGCATCACTTGTGTACACAACTGTGACCCTGACTACTGCGTTTGATACTGTGTTGATTTATAACTCCACGCAGAACAATACCGCTGTCAGCGTCCATACTTTTGGTTCACAGACTGTGACCGCTGGTACGTTCACTTTGACGATGCCTACTAACAGTACAACTCTTGCGCTGCTTCGTTTAGCAACAACGTAATACCCTGATGTAAGGTTGGTATGGCAACCGCATGGGGCGCGAGTACTTGGGGCAGTAATACTTGGGGCGGTCAACAAGCCGCCCTAACGGGTAATGCTGCCTCGGGGAATGTAGGAACTACTACCCCAAATGTAACGGTTGCCCTTACTGGAGTTTCAGCTTCAGGGGCTGTTGGTACAGTAACGTCGGCTGGTAGATCATTTGCGCTGACTGGGGTTGCAGCAACAGGTAATGTAGGAACAGCGACACCAAACTTGTCTTTGGCCCTAACTGGGGTCTCAGCTTCGGGAACGGTTGGAACTCTTGTTGCATCAACTGGGCAGTTTGCTAGTATTACTGGGGTTCAAGCAGCGGGAGCAGTTGGTACAGTATCAGTAGCAGACCGACAGATTGCGCTGACAGGGGTTGGGGCCACAGGCGCGGTAGGTACAGTTGTAGATACAGTTTCTACTGGGGAAACTGGGGTTGTAGCAATTGGTAATGCGGGTTCAGTGGTATCCAGCCGAACGGTCGCACTTACCGGAGTCTCAGCTTCGGGCGCAGTTGGTACGGTTACTGGGGCTACAACTTACGGAGCCACACTTAGCGGTGTAGAGGCTTCAGGGCTAGTTGGCACGGCAACTCCTAACGTCACGGTTGCTTTGACCGGAGTTGCAGCGGCGGGGGATGTTGGTGCTGTGTCAGTAGCCGCAAGGTCTTTTGCGCTGACTGGTGTGTCAGCCACGGGTAATGTGGGATCAGTTGGAGTGGGGGCTAGGTCTTTTGCCCTGACTGGTGTTTATGCCGCCGGGGATGTTGGAGTTGTAACTGCGGTATATTGGAAACTAATTGATGACATGCAATCGCCAAACTGGCAAAATATTGATAACACAGAGACGCCTAATTGGGTGCTTATCTCAACGGCTTAGGAGCTTTAAATGACGATCAACTATACGACCAATTTGGCGCTTGCCCAACCGGTAACCGGGACAGAATCTGGTACATGGGGTGATGTAACAAACAATGGACTGTCTGCGTATCTTGATATTGCAATTGCCGGTGGTTTGGCTATCACAGTCACAACGGCTGACGTTACCCTAACAAATACGCAGGGAACAAGCTCAGCAACTAATATTGCTTCAACCACAGCGCAGTATGTAATATTGAACGTTAGCGGGGCAATGACTGGTGCGCGTAATTTAATTGTCCCCAGCAGCAGCAAGTGGTACATCATAAACAACACTACAACTGGCGGATTTACCCTAACAGTCAAAGGCTCGGCTACCACAGGTGTGGGAATTGTTAATAACGAAAAAGCCCTTGTTGCTTGGAACGGCACTGATTACGTCAAGATTTCTTCGTCGGTTATCACTAACTTGACGGGAACACTGGCTATCGCTAATGGCGGCACAAACAGCACGGCAACAGCTACGGCTGGCGGCGCTGGCTACGGAACAGGAACAGCCCATGCTTACACTGCGGCTGGCACGACTGGTCAAGCCCTAATATCTGCTGGTGCAAGTGCCCCGGCTTTTGGTACTTTGGGTGTTGTTGGCGGCGGTACAGGCTTGACCACAACCCCAGCAAACGGCGCATTAGATATTGGCAATGGTACAGGCTTTACCCGCACAACGCTGACTGCTGGCACAGGCATTACCGTCACCAACGCATCAGGCGCTATTACCATTGCCGCATCAGGCTCTGTATCTGCCGCCACCCCGACTGCTTTGGGTACGGTGTATGGAAACACATCAACAACGGCTAATTCTTTAACGGCTCTTGGTTATCAAGCTGGTAGTGGTAACACAGGTTCAAATACTGTTGCTATTGGCTATCAAGCATTAAGTGCAACAAGTGCCGCTGGGTATAACACAGCTGTTGGTTATCAAGCATTACAAGTTGCATCAACTGGTGATTTCAACACTGCTGTTGGAACACTTGCATTAAAAGCAAACACCACAGGCGCTAATAACGTAGCCTTTGGTCAACAAGCATTATTGACAAATATATCTGGTGGCTACAATACGGCACTTGGCGCGGCAACGCTTTATAGTAATACTGGAAGTAATAATACGGCAGTCGGATACAACGCACTTATTTTTAACACCACAAGCACAGATAATGCCGCCGTGGGTTATAACGCACTTCGCGCAAATACTACTGGCCCACAAAATACAGCACTTGGTTCCTATGCTTTATATGGCAATACCACAGGTGGCTACAACATTGCTATAGGTTATCAAGCATTAAATGCAAATACCACCAATTATGAAAATATTGCAGTGGGATATCAATCACTGTATTTCAATACAGGGCAAAATAACACAGCAATCGGCTCTCAAGCATTGAGGGCAAATACTACAGGCAACAACAACACTTCTGTTGGCTCTTCTGCTGGCTATTCCAATACCGCAACAGGTTCCACTTATATGGGCTATCGTGCTGGTTATTACGTCACTACTGGCGCTAATATTGGCATTGGTTATCAAGCAATTTTTGGAAACTCGGGCGGAGCTACTGGTTCTTACAATGTTGGAATTGGTGACCAAGTTTTAACATCATTAACAACTGCAACTTACAATACTGTTGTTGGTAGCTCCGCAGGTTATGGAGTTACAACTGGCTCTCAAAATATATTGATTGGCTATCAGGCGGGGAACAGCGGAACCAATGACCTGACCACAGGCGCAAACAACATCATTATTGGCTACAACGCCGCTGCATCATCTGCCACAGTAAGCAACGAGGTAACGATTGGTAACACCAGCATCACATCCACCCGCCTGCGTGGTATGGTGGCGCTTAACATGGCGATGTTTGAGCAGGCTACGATCTCTGCCACAGCCGCTACGGGCACGATCAACTACGATGCCCAGACCCAATCGGTGCTGTACTACACCAGCAACGCCTCGGCAAACTGGACGCTGAACATCCGCGCATCCTCTGGCACTTCGCTCAATACGGCTATGTCTACGGGCCAGTCGATGACTGTGGCGTTCTTGGTGACCAACGGCTCAACGGCGTACTACCAATCTGCCCTGACAGTAGACGGAACGTCAGTAACACCCAAGTGGCAGGGTGGCACAGCCCCGTCATCGGGTAACGCAAGTTCGGTGGACATTTATGTCATCACCATCATCAAGACAGGCTCTGCTGCGTTCTCAGCGTTTGCATCACAAACCAAGTTTGCATAAGGACTGACCATGCCAATTATCGGCTCTAAGGGCGCAGAATCTTCTGGTGGGTTTGGGCAGTTTGCTCAGAGTGGTGCTGTCAATTACATTGAAGATGTGTTTAGCACATACCTTTATACTGCAAACGACACAACACAAACAATTACCAACGGCATTGACTTGTCTGGTAAAGGTGGGTTAATGTGGTTTAAAACAAGAAACACAGGAGGTGCAGGACTAACACACACTCTTGTAGATTCTGCTCGTGGCAATAATGGTATTTTTTCTAGTTTAACAAGTGCTCAATCTGCATTAAGCGGTGGTTCTGGAACAATTACTTTAAACAATAACGGTTTTACTATTAACGGCGGCGTTTATTCTGCCCAAGGAAATATCAATAACGGTACAAGTGATACGTTAGTTTCATGGACATTCCGCAAGCAACCAAAGTTTTTTGATGTTGTGACGTATACGGGGAATGGTACTGCTGGGCGGCAAATTTCCCATAGCCTTGGGTCAACGCCGGGTTTTATTGTTGTTAAAAATACTGGGACATCAGGGCCAGCATGGACTTGCTATCATCAGTCGCTAGGTAATACGCAGTACATTAACTTAAATTCTACAGACGCTGCCGCTACTTATGGTTTTTGGAACAACACTGACCCAACAAGCACATATTTTGTTGTTGGCGGAAATAACGTTGAAAATAACGGTAATGGGTCATCCTACGTAGCCTACCTATTTGCCTCCAACGCCGGTGGGTTTGGCCTTACTGGTACAGACAATGTGGTTACTTGTGGGTCTTATACAGGAAACGGCTCTGCTACCGGCCCTGTTGTCACTCTTGGTTATGAACCGCAATGGCTTTTAATCAAAAGCGCAGGTTCCACAGGTGCCACGGGATGGCAGCTAACTGACATAATGCGGGGAATGCCGGTAGGTGCAACAGATGCGCTGCTTTTTCCAAATTCTTCATCAGCAGAGGTATCTGTAGACGATAGGGTTGACCCAACTGCTACTGGTTTTAATATAACCACTACTAACACAACACATAATAGAAGTGGCGAAACCTACATCTACATAGCAATACGCCGTGGGCCAATGAAAACGCCTACGGATGCGACTACGGTGTTTAGCCCTGTGGCTCGAAGCGGTACAGGTGCTGCGACAAACATTACATCTCCCGGTTTCCCGCCTGATTTGGTATTCGACAGAAACAGAGTGAATGGGGGTGGATGGAATTGGAATTGGTTTGACCGTTTGCGCGGGGCCCCAATTTTGTCATCGGATAACACTGCCGCAGAAGCATCTGCAAGCACATATGTAACCGCAGATTGGCTTTCAACGACCATGCTTGGTTATCGGATTCAAACCAGCGATGCCATAAACGGTGCTTCAAGCACATACTCGGATTACGCACTGCGCCGCGCCCCCGGCTTCTTTGATGAGGTTTGCTATACGGGGACAGGAAGTGCTACGACAGTAACGCATAACTTAGGTGTTGTTCCTGAGTTAATGATTGTTAAAACTAGGTCTACTACAGGTGATTGGGTTGTTTATTCTAAAACTACTGGAAATAACTACACTTTATACCTTGATGGTACGGTCGCACAAGTTGGCCCAAGCGCAGTTGCATGGAACAACACAACACCTACATCCTCAGTATTTACTGTCGGGACTTTCTCAGATACCAATGCATCGGGTGTAACTTTTGTTGCCTACTTATTCGCAACTTGCCCCGGTGTTTCCAAAGTAGGCACATACACAGGCAACGGCACAACCCAAACTATTGATTGCGGATTTACCGGCGGCGCAAGGTTTGTTTTAATAAAACGCACAGACTCAACTGGTGATTGGTATACCTACGACACAGCCCGTGGCATGACTACGCTGACAGACCCATATTTGTTGATGAACAGTACGGCGGCAGAAACTGCAACGCTTGGCTCCGTCACTACAGTCACAACTGGGTTTGCTGTTAACGCTACTATCTTGGCTGCAATCAACACAAACGCAGCAACTTACATTTTCCTCGCAATAGCATAAGGACACATTATGGAAATCCGAATCAGAGAAACAGGCGCAGTAATGTATGAGGGCGAATTACGCTCCTACCTGCAAGCCAACAACGGCCCGTCCTACGACACACTAACCCAAGAAGTAGCAGAGGCTTTGGGCGTGGATGTGGTATTGGAAGGCCCGCAAGCCACTGGTGGAACGCATTACCAGTACAGCCAGCGCAGCGGCGTGGAGCAGATCAACGGCAAGTGGTACACCAAATACATCCTTGGCCCTGTGTTTGCCGACGGAGAAACCACCGCTGCCGAACAAGAGGCCGCATACCGCGCTACCAAAGACGCGGAACAGGCTAAGTCTGTACGTGACCAACGCAAGACTAAACTGGCGGAATCTGATTGGACGCAGATTGCCGATAGCACCGCAGACAAAGCAGCATGGGCAACGTACCGTCAGGCGCTGCGCGATGTACCATCTCAGTCTGGCTTCCCTTGGGAAGTCACTTGGCCCACAACCCCATAAGGAGTAAATCATGATCGAAGAAACCCCAGAGCGCATTGCTCAACACTACAAAGCCGCTATGGACAGCGTGAACCTCATCAACGGAGGCAAGCCCGAGTTCATGTCCGACGCTGATTGGGCTGCTTGCGTCGCTCGTAACAAAGAACATCTGAACATCATGCTTGCCAAAGACTTCTGGACTACAGAAGACTTGACCCCATTGCGTAACGCAGCAGCATAAGGATTACCATGCAAACAGTTGAACTTTCCGTTGAATTGGTAAACCAAATCCTTGGCTACCTTGGAACACGTCCCTACCAAGAGGTGTTTCCATTGATCTATGCTATCCAAACTTCTGCCCAGCCAGCGGTAGAGGAAGCTACACCAGCCGAGTAGGTGAGCCATGCTTGACCCCATTACCGCTTTTGCCACAGCCCAAGCGGCGGTAAAGGGCGTCCAAGCCGCCATTAAGTTAGGCAAGGACATCCACGCCATTGCAGGCGAGGCAATGAAGTTTTTTGAGGCCAAGGATGTTGTCCAGCGGGCAGCGTCCAAGCCAAAGACAGGTTTTGCGGGGTCGGATACGGCGCAGGCATTTCAAATCGTCATGCAAGCCAAGCAATTGGATGATGCGGAGAAGGAATTAAATCAGTGGATGGTGCTTAACGGACACGCTGATACTTGGCAGCAGCTACTCATCACCAGAAACGACTTGATCCAAAAGCGCAAGGCGCAGGAAATCTTGGACGAGAAGAACGCAGCGGCTAAGAAGAAGGAGATGGACGAGCTAATCAACTGGCTCCTTGGCGGCGCAATTGCTATTTTGGTACTGGGCCTTGTCTTTTGGTGGCTAACACTTTTAATGGGGAAATAAATGAGTGAGGAAAAAATTCAGAACATGGAAGCCAAAGGGCAACTGATTGAGAAGATCACGTTTGCTTTGTTGCCGCTGCTGTTTTCATGCGTGGTTTATTTAATGTCCGCCTTGTCAAACTTGGCCCATGAAGTCACCATCTTAAACAGCAAAATTAGTTTGGTCGTTACCAGCGACAACAAGCAGGCTTCAAACACCGGGGCGGAGCTTGCTCGGGAAAAGTTGCGCCAAGACTTGGAAAAGGAAATCCAGCGCAACCGTGACCAGATTGCCGAGAACAGGATGCACATTGCTATCTTGGAAGAAAAAACTACAGTGAACCGTCCCATCAAAAGCCTAACTGGAAAAGACTAAACCATGCTTACCATCCTATCAACTCTAATCTCCTTCCTAATGGGCGGCTTGCCCAAGCTGCTGGACTTTTTCCAAGACCGGCAGGACAAACGCCACGAACTGGATTTGGCTCGGATGCAGATTGAGCGGGAGCTTGAGATGCGCAAGGCCGGGTTTGAAGCGCAGGAGCGGATTGAGCAAATACACAGCGCCCAACTTGAGATGGAAACCACCGCCAAGGGCAACGAGAATCTAGTCAACGCCCAAGTCGCTGAGATGAACGCCATCTACCAGCACGACGAGTCGCTTAACGAGGGAACCAGCCAGTGGATGAAGAACCTACGCGCAGGTGTCCGCAGCTTTATTACTCTTGGATTCTTTGGTTTGCTGGTGTTCGTTGACATCGGCCTGTTCATCTACGGATACAACAATGGCGTTCAGTTCCCAGTATTGGCTGAGAAGCTGTGGGATTCCAACACCCAAGCGTTGTTTGCAAGCATCATTGCGTTCCACTTTGGTGGCAGGGCATTTGGAAAATGAAAGTTTCAGCCAAAGCGTTAGGGGTAATCAAGCACCATGAAGGTACGCGCCAACGTGCGTATCGCTGCCCTGCCCGCCTTTGGACAATTGGAGTCGGGCATGTACTCTATGTAGAGCAAGGCAGGCTGAAACTTGAGCAGCGGGATGCGTTCCCCCTGCGACCAGAAGATGATAGGGTTTTCCCTATGGAGGAAGTGGATGGAATACTTGCAGCAGATTTGGCTCGATTTGAGCGCGGGGTCGAGCAGTTTTGTCCTGTCAGCCTTACACAAGGTATGTTTGATGGGCTTGTCAGTTTTTCTTTTAACTGCGGCCTTGGGACACTCCAGCGTTCTACGCTTCGCCAAAAGCTGCTTCGCGGGGATAAAGCGGGCGCTGCGGACGAGTTCTTGAAGTATTGCATGGGCGGGGGTAAAATCCTCAAAGGGTTGCAGAACCGCCGCATTGACGAACGTGCCCTATTTTTGTCTTAGGATGTGCAATGCCGTTACAAAAACTTACGCTGAAGCCGGGGGTTAACCGGGAAAACACTCGGTACACCAACGAGAACGGCTGGTATGAATCCGACAAGATTCGGTTTCGCCAAGGTACGCCTGAAAAAATAGGCGGCTGGGCACGTATTTCTGCCAATACATTTGTTGGTGTCTGCCGTTCACTTTGGAACTGGGTAACGCTGGCAGGGCAAAACCTAATGGGTGTAGGCACTTCATCTAAGTTTTACATTGAGAACAGTGGTGTCTACTACGACATCACCCCAATTCGTGTAGAAGAAACATTAACCAATCCGTACGCCACCAGCACTGCTACAAACTCCGGCGGCACAACCGTAGTCACAGTTACTGACGCTTCTCACGGCGCAACAGATGGAGCTTATGTAACTTTTTATGGTGGTTCTGCTGTAGGTGGAGTTACTGTATTGGGTGAATACTCTATTACTTTGGTAGATGCAAACACTTACAAAATTACTGTTACCGGCACAGCATCCTCTTCTACTACTGGTGGCGGCACTGTTTATGCCGTGTACCAACTTAACCCCGGTGGTGCTGTCTATGTCCCAACTATTGGTTGGGGTGCTGGCACTTGGGGCGGCGGTTTATGGGGGTTTGGTACTAGCACCCCTACGTCAGAATCAATCCGTATTTGGGGTCAAGTTAACTGGGGCCAAAATCTTTTGTACGGTATAGGCGGTGGGCCGCTGTATTACTGGGATGCCACTATTGGCTATTCAGCATCCACTATTACGATGACCATTGCCACCCCCTGCGTGGTTACCTGTAGCCTAGGACTTGCTGATCTCACTCCCATTACGCTAACTACCACTGGAGCTTTGCCAACGGGCTTACTGCCCGGTACTACGTACTACGTCCGGTATTTAACCAGCAATACATTTAACCTGTCAGCTACACCTGCTGGCGCGTTAATCAATACATCTGGTACGCAATCTGGTACGCAGAGTATTTCTCCCCGTGGGATTTTGGTGTCGTCTTTAGCTGGTGCAGATAACTACGTGCCGTTGTATCAGAACGTGTTCACAGTGTCGGATGCAAGCCGTTTTGTACTGGTGTTTGGAACCAATGACTATGGCAGCACGGTGCTTGACCCCATGCTTATTCGTTGGTCGGATCAGGAGTCTTTGACCACTTGGTATCCTGCAATTACCAACCAAGCAGGCAGCGTACGCTTATCCCACGGCTCCAAGATTGTGTCCGTCTTACAAAGCCGCCAAGAGATTTTGGTGTGGACGGATTCCACGCTTTACTCATTGCAGTATCTTGGCCCACCTTATGTTTGGGGTAACCAGCTTCTTGCGGATAACGTGTCCCTGATTAGCCAAAACGCTCCTGTGCTGGCTTCCGGCGTGACTTACTGGATGGGCGTGGACAAATTCTACAAGTACGACGGTCGCGTGCAAACGCTCAACTGTGATCTGCGCCAGTACATCTACAGCGACATTAATCTTCAACAGGCTGCACAGGTTTTTGGTAGTACTAATGAAGGTTTTAACGAGGCGTGGTGGTTCTACTGCTCAGAAAATAGCACGGTGATTGACAAGTACGTCATCTACAACTACATCGAAAATGCTTGGTACTACGGCACTATGGGCCGCACGGCATGGCTAGATACTGGCCTGCGTAACTACCCAGTGGCTGCAACTTACTCCTACAACCTTGTGAACCACGAGTCTGGTGTGGACGACAACACCAGCGGTACACCGGCAGCTATTGAAGCATCTATTACCAGCGCCCAGTTTGATATTGGCGATGGCAACAACTTTGCATTTGTCTGGAGGATGCTGCCTGACCTGACGTTCCGTGGCTCCACGGACGGGACAACTCCTGCGCTGACCATGCAGCTTCTGCCTTTGCAAAACTCCGGCTCTGGGTACAACGACCCCAAATCGGTGGGCGGCACAAGCACGGACGCATCTCAGGCAGTTACAGCTACACAGGTATACCCAATTGATTTGGACACATACAACGGGCAGATTTATATCCGGGTTCGTGGGCGTCAGATGTCAATGCGCATTACATCCAACAAGATTGGTACCCAGTGGCAGCTTGGCAGCCCGCGTATAGATATCCGCAATGATGGTCGCCGGGGCAGCGCATGACCTACATAGTAACTTCGGAGTACGTCCTTAATCAGGCAGTTGCCCCACGATTACCTGCGGCTACGCCTGAGTATGATGTTAATTACATAAACCAGCTTAACAACGTCTTGCGGCTGTACTTCAACCAGTTGGACAATATTCTGGGGCAGATGAAGACAGCGGCAGACGGGTCTTTTAAAATTGATGGTTCCGGGATTCGGCTCCCTTATGGTGCATTTTCAAGTTACACCACCCAGTCAACTACGGCAAATACCGCTACCCTGCTGACACTATCCACCACAGACTTTTCTAACGGTGTAAGCATTGCAAGCTCTAAAATCACGGTAGCCAATGCTGGTATATACAACCTACAGTTCAGCGTACAGGTGCAAAACCTTGATAACGCCCCGCAAGATATGTTTATCTGGCTTAAACAAAACGGCACAGATATTGTTGGTTCTACCGGAAAAGTAGGAATATCCGCCCGTAAAAGTGCCGGTGTTCCGTCTCATGACATTAAGGGCTGGAACTATTTTCTGTCTATGGCGGCAAATGACTACGTTGAAATCTACTGGTCGCCAACAATTGCAACTTTTACTATTGACACATACGCCGCGTCCGGCACCCCAACCAAGCCTTCTACCGCCTCTGTGGTAGCCACAATGTCGTTTGTCTCAGCGCTGGCAACATGATAATATCGACCAACCCCCATTCTAAGAGGCAAAAATGAGCCTACAAGTACTAGCCAATCACATGGCCGATAAAGGCCGAGGCCCAGACTCCATGCTGGTGCACATGACCCCCCGTGAGGTGGCAGGTCTACAGGCTTTGGCGCAGCAGCATGGCGGGTCTTTAACAATCAACCCCGAGACGGGGCTCCCTGAAGCTGGGTTTTTAGACAACTTGCTGCCCACCCTTGTTGGCGTGGGCTTGTCAGCATTTTTTGGCCCCGAGATGATGGCTGTTGGAGAGGCGCTGGGAGCGTCAGGTACCGCCGCTACGGCAATTGGAACAGGGGTTACGGTCGGAGGTCTTGACACGCTGGCTACAGGAAGTCTGGAAAAAGGTTTGATGGCTGGATTCCAAGCGTGGGGCGGCGCTAGTTTGGGTGCAACTTTTGGCGCTATGGGCGGCAATGCCATAGGGAATGCGGCACTGGATCAGTCGGCAGCCGAGAGTGCGCGGCTTGGTTTGTCCCAAGCACCTTACGCCGATGCGGCAGCGGCGGCAGTTGAAAATGCTTCGTTTACAGACAAACTTGGCGCAGGCGTTAAAGCCGCTGGTCAAGACCCATGGGCATTTGCCAAGTCTAATTGGAAACCCATGGCAGCCGCTGCGCTGCCAGTACTGGCAGACATTGGCACAACCACACCGCTTCCAACAAACCAGCAGTCCCCGGGCTATATCCGCCCGTTTAAGTTTGACCCTACGACCCACCGTTATACAGCCCAGACCCCAGTACTTGCCTCTGAGTGGGGCGACCGTCAATTTGCAGGCGGCGGTATTGTGAGTCTTGCAGGCGGCGGTGCCACTAGAACCCCAGTATGGGGGCCTGATGGAAAAATGTATGTTGACGCTATTGCGGCAATGGCAGACGGTGTAACAAATTACACAACAAATGAACCCGGCACACCTTCCTCTGAGCCTTCGGCTCCCTCTGCAACTGAAGACAGCCAAAGGGAACAAGCTTTAAATGAATATAAAGCGGCGCTAAAAGCACGCCAAGAAAACGCCGACTATATAAGCGGAAAACTAAAACTTCCTCTTGGCCCGACCATGACGCAGGGCGGCGGCACGCTGACAAAGCAAGAGCAGTATCAAATGGATTATCCCGGGACGGCTCCGACCACCCCGGAACAAATTGCCGCGTACAAAAAGATTTCTGCGCTTAACACTGCTGCGACCGCTGTTAAGCCCAACTTAAATACCCAACGCTACTTCCAAGCCAACCCCGATGTAGCTGCTGCGTACAAGGAAAACCCACGCGGGCTAAACCCTAACCAATACGCAACCTACCACTACAACACTGTTGGATCAAAAGAAGGCCGGGCCTCCCCCGCCGCGTTGAGTCCGCACTATAGTATGAGCGGTGGCTCCGCCGAAGCGTATGATTACTTAATGGGCTACGGCTCAGGTAAAAAAGCAACCCAACCACCTAGCGCGCCTTCGGCTCCGCCAAGTGCTCCTTCGGCCCCGCCGTCTGCGCCAAGTATTCCATACAGACCCCCTTCGGCTCCGCCAAGTTCTCCTTCGGTTCCGCCAAGTGCTCCTTCGGTTCCACCTAGTGAGCCTCCGTCTGCGCCCAGCGTTCCGCCAAGTGCTCCTTCGGTTCCACCTAGTGAGCC